GCTGTGACCGCTCCGATAGCAAGAGACTTCTAGGAGGAACCGGCAGTGACAGTAACCCTGACGGCTGTCGTCGTTGACATCAGCGGGAACCCAGAAGGTCTCCGTCCGTGGACGTTCTCTACCCCGACCCGTGGTAACTCCGGGGATATCGTCGCCGGGTCTTCTGTCTCGGTTCGACCCGTCGATGGTGTGCTGACAGTTAAGCTGCTGCCCGGCCCCGCTACGGTAGAGTTCGAGGGCAAGTCTTTCGACATCACAGTCCCGGACACCGACTCGGATTTGTGGCCTCTGATCTCGGCAGCTGTGGGTATGCCACCGGAGACCCCGGCCCAGGTTATCGCCAGCGCCGTAGATGACTACCTGATCGCTAACCCGCCACCTACAGGCCCTACAGGCCCCACAGGCCCCACAGGCCCCACAGGCCCTGCAGGCCCCACAGGTGCTACAGGTGCCACAGGCCCCACAGGCCCTACAGGTGCTACAGGTGCCACAGGCGCTGCCGGGCAGTCTGCTCCTACTCCGACTGTGCTGAACGCTCCGCTTTCGTCCCCCGACTGGATTCCGATTATCTCACGACTGGTACCAGCAAATTCGCTGACCGTCGGTGCTAGCTTCCGGGTCACGGCTTGGGTGTATGAAGCGGACAACAACGCCGAGAACTTTTTCCTGCACTTCGGACCTACCGGAACGACGTCTGACCTCCAGCTGGTAGAGGTGCAGCACTGGGCCTCGCTAAACACCATGGTCAGCGGGGCAGTTACGTGCGTGTCCACCGGAGCATCCGGTTCCATCATGGCGGCATTGTCCTCCACTATCTCTGATGGTTCGAACGTGAGTGTCCCGATCACCCCAGCGACCGTGAACACGACGGTGGACAATTACATAACGCTGTCCGGTCAGCCACAATCCAATCTTATACAGCCGACTATAGCGTTTATCGAAAGCCTTTAGGGAGGTGAGGGTGTTGGCAGAGCTAGCACCCTTACCACCTCACCTGATAGGCCCTACTTGGCAGCGCACCACCGACGGTGGTTGGCTCCTCCCGGAGTTATCTCTGGGCTGGGGCGTCATCGACTGGTGGGCTGCCTACGCCAAGACCCCGGGCGGCGACCACGCTGGCGAGCCGTTTATGCCGACGCTCGAGCAGGCCCGCTTCACCCTTTGGTGGTACGCCGTCGATGAGAACGGCACCTACTGCTACCGAGAAGGTGTCCTGCGCCGCCTGAAAGGCTGGGGCAAAGACCCGTTCGCCGCAGCGCTTGCGCTGGCCGAACTGTGCGGCCCCGTGGCGTTCTCGCACTTCGATCGTGGAGCGCCGATCGGGAAACCGCGCCACGCGGCTTGGGTGCAGGTAGCAGCGGTGTCCCAGGACCAGACGAAGAACACGTTCCGTCTGTTCCCGGTGATGATCAGCAAGGACCTCAAGACCGAATACGGCTTGGAGGTCAACAAGTTTGTGATCTACTCGGCTGCCGGTGGGCAGATCGAAGCCGTGACCAGCTCCCCCGCTTCGATGGAGGGGAACCGTCCGACTTTCGTGATCCGCAACGAGACCCAGTGGTGGGGCGCGGGCCCTTCTGGCGAGGTCAACGACGGCCATTCTATGGCGGCGGTCATCGAGGGTAACGTCACGAAGATCGCCGGCGCCCGGACGCTGTCGATTTGTAACGCACACATACCGGGAAACGAGACCGTAGCCGAAGCGGATTGGGACGCCTACCTAGACGTGCTGTCCGGTAAGGCTGTGGACGTCGGGTATTTGTACGACGCCTTAGAGGCTCCCGCCGACACCCCGGTGTCGGAGATCCCTTCCCTGAAGGAAGACCCCGAAGGGTACCTAGAAGGCGTTCAGAAGCTCCGTGCTGGCATAGAAACCGCCCGTGGTGATTCGTACTGGCTGCCGGTCGATGAGATCTTACAGAGCGTTCTAGACGTCAAGAACCCCATCACGGAGTCACGCCGTAAGTTCCTGAACCAGATCAACGCCCACGAGGACTCGTGGATCTCCCCGCAGGAGTGGAACCGGATCGCTCTGACCGAACCGGAGTTCGCCCTCCAGAAGGGCGAGAAGATCACCCTCGGGTTTGACGGATCTAAGTCCAACGACTGGACCGCCTTGGTGGCCTGCCGGGTCCACGACGGATGTCTGTTCGTGATCAAGGTCTGGAACCCGGAGAAGTCCGGCGGGGAAGTCCCCCGCGAGGACGTGGACGCCACCGTGCGTTCGATGTTCGAGTCGTACGACGTCGTCGGCTTCCGGGCCGACGTCAAGGAGTTCGAGGCGTACGTCGACCAGTGGGGCCGTGATTTCCATCGCAAGCTGAAGGTCAAGGCAACCCCGGGTTCTCCTGTGGCTTTCGACATGCGCGGCCAGACGAAGCGATTCTCGCTTGACTGCGAACGGTTCTACGACGCGGTCTTGGAGCGCGAGATCTTCCACAACGGCAACCCGATCCTACGGTCCCACGTCCTGAACGCCCGTAGGCACCCAACGACATTCGACACGATCAGCATCAGGAAGCAATCCAAAGACAGCAGCAAAAAGATCGACGCTGCCGTATGTGCCGTCCTCGCGTTCGGGTCTAGACAGGATTACTTAATGTCCAAGAAACACAGACCAGGAGGGGTGGCGATAATCCGATGACAGGACCAACACCGTCTCCCGCACCGATCTACGTGCCGCTGGACGCCGACCCGGAGCTGCAGAAGGACTGGATGATCATCAGGTTCGATGAGGCTAACTGGCATCTGTCGGACGACCGTGACTACTACCTGTCCAAGCGCCGCCCGGAGGCTATCGGCATCGCCGTCCCGAAAGAGATGGAGAAGCTGCTGGCCCACGTGGGGTACCCGCGTCTGTACGTGGACGCTATCTCGGAGCGCCTTCAGATCGAGGGCTTCCGTCTGGGATCCCAGACAGACGCCGACGAGGATTTGTGGGATTGGTGGCAGGCGAACAACCTGGATGTCCAAGCTCCTCTCGGGTTTACCGACGCACTAGTCTACGGTCGGTCGTACATCACGGTGTCCGCACCGGATCCAGATGACCCTACGGCTGACCCGAAGGTGCCGGTGATTTGCGTCGAACCGCCCTCGAGGCTTTGGGCCGACATCGACCCTCGGACACGTAAGGTCATCCGCGCTATCCGCGTGGTCCGCGACTACCGCCCCGGCTACCCACACCAGGTCATCGCGGCGACTTTGTATCTGCCGAACGAGACTTACTACTGGACGGTGCAGGCTATAGGTGGGTTGAAGCTCACAGACCACGTCGTTCACGACATCGGCGTGGTGCCGGTCATCCCGATGCTCAACCAGACCTCCCTCGCGGACCTGAACGGCACGTCTCAGATCACCCCGGAGATCCGTGCCGTAACGGACGCCGCTGCTCGCATCCTGATGGACATTCAAGGCGCAGCCGAACTGATGGCGATCCCACAAAGGCTGCTGTTCGGAGTCAACCCGCAAGACATCGGCGTTGACCCGACCACAGGCAATTCCCAGTATGACGCCTACATGGCACGCATCCTGGCGTTCGCGGACCCCGAGGGATCAGCTACCCAGTTCGCTGCTGCCGAGCTACAGAACTTCGTGTCTGCGCTCGACCAGCTCGACAAGAAGGCTGCCGCCTACACCGGTCTGCCCCCGCAGTACCTGTCGGTTCAGTCTGACAACCCGGCCAGCGCCGAAGCCATAAAGGCGTCGGAGTCTCGGCTGGTCATGCACTGCGAACGGAAAGCCACCCTCTACGGAGGCGCGTGGGAAGACGCTATGCGGGTCGCCTACCTGGTGATGAACCCAGGAAAGATCCCACCGGACTATCTCCGGTTGGAGTCGATATGGCAGGACCCTTCGACCCCGACGTACGCGGCCAAAGCCGACGCGGCTACGAAGCTGTACGCCAACGGCATGGGTGTCATCCCGAGGGAGCAGGCCCGGATCGACATGGGCTACACCGTCGAGCAGCGTCTCGAGATGAAAGAGTGGGACAAAGAGGAGAGTCCTGCCATCCAACTGGCTGGCATGATGAACCCTTCGTCTCAGCCCTCGTCCGGTGGCTCCAAGTCGGCTGCGTCTCCTACTGAGACCGTAGACAAGAGTCCGCTGTCATGACGCCCGAGGAGTACGCCGCTGCCCAAGCTGCGCTCTCCGCTGAGACCGCCCGCCAAGTAGCCCACCTCGGTGGGTTGTTCTCCAAGCCGTCCCTGGCGGTTCCTGATTGGTTGGTGTTTCTTAAGTACCTCTTCTCGTTCGTTTCGGACCAGAGGTACAAGTCTGCCCGTCTCGGTCGTACGTTCTACGACGACCAGCGGGCACTCACCTTCCCGGAGCTACCTCCGTTCGAGACGCACTTGGAGACCTACGACTTCGAGAGGTTCGTGCGTGATATGGACCCTGCGCGGGTGAGGATGTCCCTGGCGGACTCCGACTCCAACGCGGTGGGCCAGCTCGGGTTGCAAGCGGTTCGGACGGTAGAGAACGGCGGTCGCCACCAGGTCATCCACTCGGTGGAAGACGACCACGCTCTGGATCCGGTAATTGAGGCCCAGCGTTACCAGCTCCCTGCCGGGAGCATCTCGGGCGGCAAGATCGTCCGTGGTTGGGCGCGGGTCGCTATGGGACACAACCCATGCGCCTTCTGCCTGATGCTGGTGTCTCGTGGTCCGGTCTACTACTCGGCTGAGGCCGCAGGAGCCAAGACCAACACCGACCTAAGCGGGCTCGGGTCCGACCCGAGTGCTGACGCTTCGGACCTGATGAACCAGTGGCACCCCGGCTGCCAGTGCAAGGTAGTTCCGGTCTTCAAGAACGAAGGCTGGTTCGGCCAGGAGCAGTCCCAACGGGCTTTGGAGCTTTGGAACCAAGCCACCAGAACAGCGATCGCGGAGCAGGAAGACGACCCCGATCGCACCCACGACTTCGGGAAGAACAACGGCAGGCAGTTCACCCGTAACCAGCTAGCGCTCAACGCGCTACGCAGGAGCCTCCAACGAGGCGACATAGCACCGCAAGAGTGGTC